AAAGCCCCTCAAAGAAGGCGTGGTTACTTTCAACCCCGGCAGTAGGCAGCAAATTGGAGAAAAGCTAAAGGAACTTGGCTGGAAGCCCGATAAGTTTACCCCTACTGGTCATCCTATTGTGGACGAAAGTGTACTTGAAAAGAGTACAATCCCTGAAGCTAAGTTAATTGCTGAGTATCTTATGTTACAGAAGCGCACAGCACAGATCACAAGCTGGTTAGAGGCTGTGGAAGAGGATGGTAGAGTACACGGTAAGGTAATTACTAATGGCGCGGTCACTGGAAGAATGACACACTCAACACCTAACATGGCACAGATACCTAATTCAGGTAGTATCTTTGGCCCAGAATGCAGAGAATGTTGGAGTGTTGAAGATGGTAATGTATTAGTTGGGTGTGATGCCAGTGGCCTTGAGTTACGTATGCTTGCTCATTATATGAAAGATGATAAATATGTCAAAACAGTTACTGAAGGAAGTTCCAAAGATGGTACAGATGTCCACACCGTCAATCAACGAGCTGCTGGACTCGCTACGAGAGACAACGCGAAGACTTTCATTTATGCCTTTCTCTACGGAGCAGGAGATAGTAAGATTGGTTCAATTGTCGGAGGTAGCGCGGCAGCGGGTAAGAAGCTTAAACACTCATTTCTCGCACAGACACCAGCTTTACGAAAACTTATTGAAGGAGTCTCGAAATATGCAGCAAAGGGATTTGTTCCGGGATTAGATGGTAGAATGATTTGGGTTAGATCAGAGCACGCTGCTCTTAATAGTTTATTACAAGGGGCTGGTGCTGTTGTTATGAAGAAGGCACTGGTACTCTTTAATGAACAGATTGTTAAGAATAAGTGGCCTGTAAAGATAGTAGTTAATGTGCATGATGAATTTCAGTGGGAAACTACTGAGAAGTATGCTACAATAACAGGTGAAGCAGGTAAACAAGCAATCATTGATGCAGGTTTGTTTTATAATCTTCGCTGTCCTCTGGATGGTGAATACAAGATAGGGAAATCATGGCGTGAAACCCACTAAAGAAGATGACGACTATAAACATATCCACATTAAGTTCAACGGTGAATCATTCATCTTAGCAACTTCAGAGGATATGGATAATGAAAAGATGTTCATTGTATTAGCTAGTGTTGTAAAGTATTTATCAGAAACATTTGAATTATCTGGTAAAACTGAAGATACTGTGGTACACTAAGAGACACTTCGGATAGACGAAGAATTTAAAAACTTAATAGGAACTTTAAAATGGCCACAACTAACGACTCATCAATCAAACCAATCAAGATCGCAGGAGAACTCTTCTACGCTAAGGATATGTGTGAATTTAATCAGTACACTGAAGACTCTCAGAAATACATCGTACAGCTTGGTAAGCTCTCCAGCGCCGCTGTAGAGAAGTTGGAAGACCTTGGAATGGTTGTAGGTGAGCACGCAGACAAGGGACGCTTTGTAACCTGTAAGAGCAAGTTTGTAATTAAACCTACTGACGAAGAGGGTGACGAGATTGACCCCCGCATCATTGGTAATGGCTCTAAAGCTATGGTAGTTGTTTCTCCTTATAACTGGTCATTCGGTAAGAAGAAAGGCATCGGGGCAAGCCCTAAGCGAGTAGTTGTTACGGAGTTGATTAAATACACTCCTGCTTCTGCTGATATTGATTCTGAAGATGACGAATACATCCTCTAAGGATAAACGCCCGAGGGTAGCACTGATAGACATGGACTTCATGATCTACAGTGTTGCCTTCTCAGCTAAAGATGCCTCTGAACAGCTCGCTAAGAACCGATTGACAGAGTGGTTAACAGAGATTGTCTATATCCAGCTTGATTGTGATGACTATAAAGCACATCTAACTGGTAAGACTAACTTTAGAAACAATGTTGCAGTAACATATCCTTATAAAGGTAATCGTAAAGATGTTGTACGACCAGAGCACTTCGATGCACTGCGTAAGCACGCTGAACGACTAGATGCTACAGTATCAGTTGATGAAGAAGCTGACGATACAGTAGCTATTGAGGCAGCTAAAACAGATTACTGGCTTGTTCATGTAGATAAGGATTTGAATCAACTACCGGGATGGCATTACAATCCTGTTAAGCAAGAAGAATACTTTGTTACTGAAGATGAAGGAAACTATAGCTTCTATCTACAGTTATTAACAGGTGATCGTACCGATAATATCGTAGGCTTGAAAGGCATTGGGCCTGTTAAGGCTGCTAAGATACTCGGTGATTCAGTAGCTGTGATAGACCTGTACAACAGTGTTGTGAAGGCGTATGAGGATGCTGGAGAACCTCTGGAACGTATTGTAGAGAATGGACAGCTATTGTGGCTTCGACGCTATGAAGGAGAGATGTGGCAACCACCAATAAACGTAAGCCAATGACCGTAAGGCAGGTAGCTTTGAAGCATGGGTTCAGATCAGGGCTTGAAGAGACCATTGCTAAGAAGTTATCTGCTGATAAAGTACCGTTTGAGTATGAGAAGCTAAAGATTAACTTTAATCAGCCTGAGAAGAAAAGAAGTTACACTCCTGACTTTCAATTGCTAAGTAATGGTATAATTATTGAGTCTAAAGGGAGGTTCTTAGTTGCAGATAGGTTAAAGCATCTGTGGGTTAAGGAGCAGCATCCTGAATATGATATTAGGTTTGTCTTTAGTAACTCTAAAGCTAAACTTAGTAAGGCTTCAAAGACTACTTATGGTATGTGGTGTGATAAGCATGGATTTAAATACGCCGATAGAGAAATCCCTCTCTCTTGGATACTGGAGAAATAATATGTTGTTTAGTTTGTTAACTGTTTTGTTTGTTGGTTTGAAATTAACTAACTTTATTGATTGGTCTTGGTGGTATGTCCTGCTTCCTGCCTATGGTGGGATTATTCTTGGAATCTTTGCTTTTATTCTTTCCATTGTGATTTCTATTCTTTCTAAACGATAAATTAAATGACAAATAAAGTAAAAGTAATCTGGTCAACCCCTAATGGTGAAGACCTCATTGCACACATGGCACGGGTCAGTGCTCCAGCTAATCAGGAGGCTGGAACTGATTCATCACGGTTAATTAAATACTTGGTGAAACATAAACATTGGTCGCCATTTGAGATGGTCAATGTATGTATGGAAATTGAAACTACACGAGATATAGCTCGACAGATTCTTCGGCATCGTAGTTTCTCATTCCAAGAGTTTAGTCAACGGTATGCTGAAGTTCAAGGATATGCACTATCTGAAGCGCGGCTGCAAGACACTAAGAACCGTCAGAATAGCCTAGATACAGAAGATCGTGAGTTACAGGCATGGTGGACTGCAAAGCAGCGAGAAGCCTTGTTTACTGCTCGTATGGTGTACGATGAAGCACTTGCTATGGGTATTGCTAAGGAAGTTGCTCGTAAGGTGCTTCCAGAGGGCAATACAATGAGTAAAATATATATGAATGGTACACTACGAAGCTGGATGCACTATGTTGATATTCGATGTGATGCAGCTACTCAGAAAGAGCACAGAGATGTGGCTCTAAAGTGTAAAGAAGAGTTAATTAAACTGTTCCCTAATATTGGAGTATAATCTTGGCTGATATAAGTATGTGCGATGGAAATGAATGTCCTAAGAAGCAAGAATGTTATCGTTATACTGCACCAGTGAATGAGTATCGTCAAGCATACTTTACATTCACTCCGTATGATAAAGATCATTCCTCATGTGAGATGTTTACACCTACTAGTGAAAAGAAAGAAGTAAAGAATGAACTTTAATGAATATCAGACACAAGCAGATAAGTTTGTACTTCCTTCAGCATATCGCCTAGAGTACCTTATAGCAGGGCTTGCTGGTGAGGCTGGAGAGGTTGCAAGTGCCTATGCTAAGTATGTGCGAGATGATACACCTCGTAATGCACTTCGTAAGGACTTGGTTAAGGAACTCGGTGATACACTATGGTTCATCTCAGAGATTGCTCAGTTTATGGATATTGATTTATCAGTGATTGCTGAACAGAATATCTTGAAACTGGCTGATCGTAAACAACGTAACGTAATTGGAGGTAGCGGCAATGAACGATAATATGGATGATGCTTCTGAATGGACATATTCCACATACTCTTTTGGATTCACAGACAATGAGGGTAAATCAGCAGAGATGATTGTAGGCGGCCCTGAATATGCTCGATGGGAACAGATTATGGCTTCCTTTATTGACTTCTTAGAAGCTAGTGGCTATCGTGGTGTCAAAGAGCGTGTGGCTATTCCTGAGTTGTTTGCTTCACGTATGTGGACAGGCCCAACATTTAACCCGGAAGAGAGTCTATGATTGAAACAAAACAGTGTACACACTGTAAAGAAATAAAAGAAAATAGTGAGTTTTATTTAATTAAAAGAGCACTCCCAAGGAAACCTACACTATATCGACACTGTAAAGACTGTTGTAAAATAGTGGCAAAGGCAAATAAAGAATATTCTAAAAACTGGGAACTGCTTAAAAAGTATTCACTTACACTAGAAGAATATAAAAAACAATGCTCTTTAAGAGAGAATAGTTGTGATATTTGTAAAGTAAGTGTAAAGACTCTTCATGTAGATCATAATCATGCGACAGGCGCAGTAAGAGGTTATCTGTGTGGTTCTTGTAATAGAGCGATTGGGCTTTTAAAGGACAACGCTTCTGTTTGTTTTAAGGCGGGTATTTATTTAAATGAAAAAGGATAACAGCATGCGTATTTTATATATACCAGATTGTCAAGTCAAAGAAGGTGTTCCTTTAGATCATTTAACATGGGCTGGTAAAGCGATTTGTGACTATCGGCCCGATGTTGTAGTAAACGGGGGTGACTTTGCAGATATGCCGAGCCTCTCAACACACGATATTAAGGGTAGTAAATACTTTGAAGGCTTACGGTACAAGAAGGACGTAGAGGTTGTTAAGGAGGCTATGAAGACACTCTTAGAGCCTCTCAGGACTATGCAGAAGGTTCACAAAGATGGTAAGCATAAGGTATACACACCTCGGATGGTTCTTACGCTTGGTAATCATGAGAATCGTATCAACCGCGCTATTAATAATAACCCTCAACTAGAAGGCTTGCTTTCTGTAAAGGACTTAGAGTATGAAAAGGATTGGGAAGTACATGAGTTTCTTCATCCAGTATTTATTAATGGTGTTGGCTTTAATCATTATTGGCCCGTTGGTGCTATGGGTCGTCCTGCTGCTAGTCCTGCTGCTATTATCAGTAAGTTGCATATGTCTTGTGTGGGAGGGCATCAGCAAGGTAAGTCAGTTTCTTATGGTAAAAGAGCAGATGGGCAAAGCATCTGTGCTATAATTGCAGGTAGTTATTATCAACACGATGAAGACTATATGGATCAACTCAGTAATAAACACTGGCGCGGTCTTGTAATCTTGAATGAAGTCAATGATGGGCATTTCGATGAAATGTTCTTGAGTATGGAATATTTGAAAGGTAAGTATGGAAAAGGACTGTAGTAACTGTTTCTATAGAGATATAGAGGGAATGAAATCACCCTGCAATAGCTGTATCTCGTTATTGACAACAATCCCTTACGATAAGTGGATAGATAGAAGTATTTATATTAAAAAGGAAGAACCAGAAGTGACACACGAAGAAGAAGATGTATTTAAACAAATGACTGAATGGCTTACTAAACAATCTGTAGGTATTAAAGAAGATAAACCTACATTAGGTGTAGCTCCGGGGCTAGGCGTCAAGTATGATAACGATAAGCCTCAGTGGTCTTTACTGCCCTTTGAAGCCTTAGAAGAAGTCGTTGAAGTCCTTACAATTGGAGCAAAGAAGTATGCACCTGATAACTGGAAATATGTTCCTGATGCTGATGTTCGATACATGAATGCAGCCTTTCGACATCTGGCTCAGTATATGCAAGGGGAACAATATGATGAAGAAACAGGAAAGAACCCTTTAGCTCACGCTGTTTGCTGCTTGTTGTTTAAACTGTGGTTTGATCGTCAAACTGAGAAGCTGTATGATGATTCCTTTTGAAGAGGTATTAGAGAAACTGAAGCGACTCGATGAAGTAATGCTTCTTGAGTTGCTAGATATAAATAGTGAAGAGATCGTGAATATGTTTACTGATCGAATTGAATATAAATATGAAGAATTACTGAAAGAACTTGAATGACTGAAACAACTACATACACACCTTCTCTCCGCGCACAAGTTATTACTCGTCGTACCTATAACCGACCACTTGAAGAAGGAGGCTTTGAGACTTGGGAGCAGACTGTAGATCGTGTCGTCGGACATCAATACTGGTTGTGGGAACGAGCAGCGGGTGACACAGTTGATCTAACAGAACTAGAAGAGTTGCGTACTTTGATGCTAGAACGTAAGGTGCTTACATCGGGTCGTACTCTGTGGCTTGGTGGTACATCAGTGGCTAAGAAGCGCGAGGCTTCACAGTTCAATTGCAGCTTTACTAACATTGAAACTGTGATGGACTGTGTAGACGCTCTGTGGCTCTTGTTGCAAGGCTGTGGAGTAGGCTTCCGCCCTGTTGTGGGACAGCTTACAGGATACTCTAAGCGTATTACGGACTTTGAAGTTATTCGTAGCACCCGTACTGATAAAGGTGGTGTTCAAGAGAACGTGGAGACCTTTAAAGATGGTGTGTGGACAATCAAAGTTGGAGACTCAGCAGAAGCATGGGCAAAGTCAATTGGTAAGCTGGTCGCTCATAAGTTTCCCGCCGATAAACTTGTACTCGATTTCTCCGAGATTCGTCCAGCAGGGGAACGTCTTGCAGGATACGGTTGGATTAGCTCAGGAGATGCCTCACTTGCTAAAGCCTATACAGCTATCCACAAGCTCTTGAATCGTCGTAGTGGGTCTCTGTTGACCCGTATGAACATTCTTGATCTGGTGAACTGGATGGGAACTGTGCTGTCATCACGCCGCAGTGCAGAGATTGCGCTGTTTGAGTATGGTGAAGATGAATGGAAAGAGTTTGCAGTAGCTAAGAAGGACTTCTGGGTATCTAATGAGCAACGAGCACAATCTAATAATAGTTTACTGTTTAAGACTAAGCCTGCTTTGAATGAGCTTCAGGACATCTTTAAGCTAATGGTTGATTCAGGAGGCTCAGAGCCGGGATTTATTAACGCTGAAGCAGCTACGAAGCGTGCTCCGTGGTTTAAAGGCTCTAATCCCTGTGTAGAGATTCTGCTTGGTAATAAGAGCTTCTGTAACTTGACTGAGATTGACTTGAATAAGTTTCATGGGGACTCTGATGGACTTCGACGTGCAGTGCATATTGCAGCTCGTGCAAACTATCGTCAGACCTGTGTAAACTTGCGTGACGGTATCTTGCAAGAAGCATGGCACTTGAATAATGATTTCCTTCGCCTATGTGGTGTTGGATTAACGGGTATTGCTACTCGACCTGATTTGAAAGCGTATGATTATGCAGAACTTCAACGAACAGCGGTTGCTGCTGCTTATGCAATGGCTGATGAACTTGATACACCTCGTCCAAAGAATGTCACTACGGTTAAGCCAAGTGGTACTCTTTCAAAGATTATGGATACTACTGAAGGTGTTCATAAGCCTCTCGGTAAGTACATTTTCAATAATGTTGTGTTTAGTAAGTTTGATTTGGTCGTGCCTAAACTTCGTGCTGCTGGCTATCGTGTCTTTGAGCATCCATTTGATAAGGAATCTGTACTGGCGACTCTACCTGTTGCGTGGGACACTGTACAGTTTGATAAAGTAAATGGTGTTGAGGTTAACTTGGAATCTGCTGTAGATCAGCTTGAGCGTTATAAGATGCTTATGCAAACGTGGTGTCAACAGAATGTATCAGCAACTATTAGTTATGATGCCTCTGAAGTACCATCTATTATTGATTGGTTGTTATTGAATTGGGATAACTATGTGGGTGTATCATTTCTGTTTCGTAATGACCCTACGAAGACAGCAGCAGACTTAGGTTATCCGTATCTGCCTCAAGAGGTAGTAACTAAGGCTGTGTATGATGAATATGTATCTCGTATTGCTCCATTTGTAGTAGACGAGACTACAGTGTCTGATACACTAGATGATGATTGCAGTTCGGGCAGTTGCCCCGTTAGGTAGTTGACTTCTCTGCCCAATCGTGATATAATATAGTTTTAATAGGAGACATTATGAAAGTATTAAATCTGGTTGGGCAGGTTTTTGGAAAACTCACTGTTTTACAGTTAATGGAGAGTTCTCGTGACGGTTCTAGGCTGTGGCAGTGTGTTTGTGAGTGTGGTAATACGTACCAAGCAACTTCTCGGCACTTAAACAGGGCAAATAATAATGTACGTTCTTGCGGCTGTGACCAGTTTAAGAAGGGAAGTAGACATGCTCAGTGGGAAGGGGCAGGTGAAATATCAGGCCATTGGTGGAGTGGTCATATTAAACACTCTGCAAACTGCCCTTCACGTAAAGCTATCGAGTTATCTCTAACTAAAGAAGAAGCATGGTCTTTATTTCTAAAACAAGAGAGACGCTGTGCTCTCACAGGTGTTGTTCTTACTTTTGATAATAAAAGCCATACAAACACTGCTTCATTAGATCGAATTGATAATAACATAGGATATAAAATAGGAAATGTGAGATGGGTGCATAAAACCATCAACATGATGAAACGTACTTACTCAGATACTTATTTTATTGAGTGGTGTCAAAGAGTGGTTTCACAAGTAAGAGAATCAAAATAGTTTATTTTAAAACCAAGTAAGGAGAATATATGATTATCGACTATGAACTTATTGCAGGCGTGAAGATTGGACTTGAATCTGACCGTGTATATATGATGGATGAAGATGAGAATACTGATGAAAACCCTACTGAGGTTATCTACATCCACTTAATTCTATTCACTATCTCTCTTATCTTTAATTAACAAAGTATAGACGTTAAAAAGCCTCCAAAGCTGTAAAGCTAAGGAGGCTTTCTTGTTTCTATTGAGCAGCTACGCCCTTAGTCTTCTCAAATGTTCTCAATCCACCTAAGCCAAGCATTCCAAGCAATAGCTGCCAAAGGTTATCATCTAGGCCGGGGAAGATCAGCTCAGGATAGAAGGCTGTAACGAATGGGCGTATCAGGTATTGATACATCAAAGCAAGTCCACATACCCAGCCTATGAACGGCCTCCAGCCAGCTACGAAGACACTAGAACTAGCTGCTTCAACCTTATTGATGTCAGTCTGTGCAATCATTGCTGTAAGCTCTCCTGACTGCTGGAGCTTGTACAGTTCAAGTTTAGCTTCAGCGGCCTTCACAGGGTCAGGGAAGACCTTATCGAAGACCTTTGAAGCTATGCCAAGGAGTAGGTCAGTTACAACCATTATGGATATACCTTTCTATCTAATTCATAGTGAGGTCCATCTCTGAAAGACATCCAATCCCCGCCCCACACAATAGGAACATTAACTGCCACAGCAATCTTTTTGATATACTCAGCCAGTTCAACATACTTATCGAAGTCCCACGATGCCTTACCGTCAATGATGATACAAACATCTACAGCATTACCTGTTAGATGCCTGCTATTCATTGTCTTGCTCTTACCGTCTTTAAAGAGTTGCTTCTGACGCTCTAGGCTACGCAAGCCTTCGGTGATTGAGAAGTCATAGGGTGCTTCTCCGATGGCTGCGTAGAAGAGGTCTTGAAGGCTCTTATGGACGGTACTTAGGTTAGCTTTACTTTGAAGTCCGAATTGATGGGTCATTGTTATTGCTCTAGTTGAGGATTCATTCCAGATAACATACCTCGCCATCCATAACTTGGCTGTGGTGCTTGTACATTCCCTGAAAGAACATTTGAAATAAGTCCTTTAGTCTGCGCTGTACGAAGATAGTTCTGAAGTTTATCAGCAGTAAACCCAGCAACAGGGACAGCAGCAGCCAGTGGGTTACTAATAGTACCTGCCAGTGAAGCACCTGCAACAAGTTGACTACGCTGTGGATTAAACTTTGCAGCTAGACTAAGGAGAGGGTCAGTTACTCCCCCTTTAGCAACACTCTTAATAGCATTCTGTTCTGCTTCAGAGAATAGAGACATCTTAGACTTATTAGTAGCTAGATTAATTAAACCCTTTCGAATCAGTTCACTTTCAGAAGCATTTGGATTTAATTGTTTAACTTCTGCTACATTTAAAACATCGTCCAGCACAGCTGCTTTAGACATCGTTCTCCAGTCCTTCCGTGCATTCATCACGCTCTCAACTGCTTTATCTACACCGCCTGTCCCTGACATAATATCTCTACCTGATAATGAGGATAGCTTCTTGTCAATACCTGAAACAACAATACCAGCCAGCCTACGTTCGTCAGGTGAACCAGTTGATTTAAGAGTTGTTGCCATAGAGCGCATCTTTTCAAGTGTAGTGAAAGGAACTCTTTGTGTTCCAATGATCTGCTCGTAGTTATCAACCAGTGCATTGATGCGCTGTGTTCCCGGGTCATTTTGAATAAAACCAGCATCATCTAAACCACTGCGAATATCTTTGACCATAGATAACGCAGAGGAAGGCTTTACAGTTATTCCCTGTTGTTCCATTTGAGTATATGCACGCTGTGAACGCTGTTTAATATCTCCAAGTGTTATAGGAGCATTTGGCTTACCTGTTGCTTTATCTATTCCCTTTCCTGTAGCACCCCCAACAACAGCACCTGCTGCCATTCCAGCAATTGTTGCAGCTAGTGGGCTATCAGTAAGTGAGAGGGCTTCTTCCGCTACTGGCTGTGACAGCGCCCCAGAAACACCTGCTACTGGAATCTGTTTAGAAAGGTTAGCAGCTAGAGGAGCAACAACACCTCCAATCTGTTTAGCCAGTACCGCTTGTGCGCCTGTGCCTGTCATGGCTCCCATGCCCGCCTGTGCTGCCCTCTCCATGCCTGTCTCAGCTACAGGCAAACCAGCAGCAGTCATCAGCTCTTGTAAACCTTGGCTGGATGGCTTCATTGTCTGAGAACCTGTTGCAAGATTAACACCACCTGCTAAGAAGTCTGCCATTGCAGCAGGAACAGAAGTTAATCCTGTAATACCTGCTCGTGTAGCAAGCCCTGCTTGTCTTCCTAATTGAGAAAGCATAAAAGGTTCTTCTTTAGCAGGGGCTGGAATAGATGGTTGATTTGCCTTAGACAAAGCAGCGCCTATCTCAGCATCAGACATATTATCAGGAAATTCAATTACATCCTTACCGACCTGTACATATTGTGCCATTTATAGTGCCTCTAGTTTCTGTGTCTGTGGATTCCAGCGTTTAGTAGCAGCAGGTGTGGCAGGTGTTCCGGGAGTATTAGTTGCTTGTACACGATTACGCGCTGCTTTTAAATCATTTGTAATCTTATTAACTTGAGCATCAAACTCAGCGGGTTTCATTTTAGTGCTTAGTGCTCCAACAGCATCAGTAAGTTTCTTACCCTCTACATCTGACAAAGCACCCATTCCTTTAAGTGCCGCTACTTGTGGTAAGAACGATTGAGCTTTAAATGTATCAAACTGTGCTGCAAAACCAGCAGCATCTGTACCGGGAATCATAGCCATTGTTGAGCCAGTAAGTTTACCAACTACATCCTTTTTGCCGGGATGAGATACAATAGCCCCGAGTGTATCTATTGCAGTATCAAAGGAGGCTGTGCGTCCTTGATTAGCCACCTCAGTCGCACGTTGTTTTTCAGCAGCTTTAGTTTTCAAGTCTTCCAAGCGTTGTTGTTGAAGTTCTTGCTGAATCCCCGTAGAGCCTGCCTTTAACGAGGCAGCTAGAGAAGCAATCTCTTTCTTACCTTCTACTTGTAATTTAGCAATCTCAAGTTTAGTGGCTCCTTGCTCTCTAGCAGCCTCTACCTTAGCTTCTGCCGCCGCCTTAGCAACGTCAAGAGCTTGCGTACGAGCAGCTTCTTTATCTGAAGCACCTTGTACAACTGCTAATACCTTGTCTGGACTACCATATTGAGCAACAACAGATACGATCTGCTCTTGTGTTGGATTAGCACCTAGTTTACTTAGAGCATCTCTTAACTTAACGTCCTGTGCTGCTTTATATTCAATAGCTCCAGCTTCTCCAGTAGTCTTCTTGAGTTCAGCTTGTTGTTGCTGTAGTTTCTGAAGAGCCTGACCAGCCTGCATAGCTTCAGCACCGTAGCCAGCCTTACGAGCACCTTCTACCATGCCTGTAAGACCTGCAACCGTAGTTGGGTCATATTGTTGACTCAATCCACGCAAGAAAGAAGCCTTCTGCATCTCAGGGTCTTGAGCACCCATCAAACCAGCTACTCCAGTGCCTAGCTGACTAGCTCCTTTATAGATACCGTAAGTAGCCCGTTCAAAAGGGTCAAGTGCGGCATATTTCAAAGCCTGAGCATCTAATGCTGCTGCTCGTTGAGCATTCAAGCTCTCTGGTGAGACTCCGAAGAGTCCTTGTACAATTTCAGCCATGATTAAATCCCTTGCTTGTTATTTAGCCACATTCCAGAACCCATCGGAGCATCTGTTGATGCTGGGTACGTTATAGGAGTATAGGGTGATTGAAAGCCTGTCATGTTAGTTGGAGTAGGAGTTCCTTTCCACCAGTCACTGATAGCAGTACCAAGCGCTTGATTATCACCCAAAGACGTAAGACCTGTTCCCCAAGGACTATAAGCATCGGCCTTAGCCTGAGAAGCCGCCGCTAGATTACCTCCTTGGAACAAAGCATTAGCTGCTGTAGCCCCTGCTGTAGCTGAACGACCACCAAGTTCTGCACTGAGTGTGAGAGGCTGTTGAGCAGCACTCTCAAGTGTCTGTGCAAGGCCGAACTGTGTCTTATACGGGTTGTAAGCAGCACTCTGAAGGTCTAAGCCAGTACCCATCAAACCAGCACCAAACGTAGCCTGAGCTTGACCCATCTGAGTAGCTTGTCCAGCCAGTTGATTCTGTTGGTTAGCTAAGGAGTTATAGTAAGCAGCAAGCTCAGGATTAGCTGACTGGAGATTACCACCTTGAGCTACAGAGAAGCCACCACGCCCTGTATTCTGAAGTTGTTGCTGTAGGGCTGCATAGGTCTGATCTTGACCGGGCTGTAGAATAGCTTGTTGTTGCTTCATCCACTGTGCAGCAGCCTCTTGAGGATTGATAGCTGAATACTGTTGACCTAGATTAAACAATCCTTGACCTACTTGAGCATTCGTTCCTGCTTGAGGTAGAGCAGCACCAGCGCCTGACATCAATTGATTCTGCTGTGCTAGAAGCTCAGGAGACATTGTGTAGCCTTGGCTGGTAAGGTCACCACCCTTCATTGCTCTCTGCTGATAATCAGCAGAGGCTGCTGCAAATTCTTCAGGTGTCTTATAATCTGCCTGTGTTGGTGCTGCTTCTCCGGGTAGCGTATATCCGAACTGACTAGAACCGAAGCGAGTAGTGGTTCCGATAGGTTTAAACTTTGCAGCCTCTGCTGCGATACGGGCAGATTCTAGTTGCGCTTGGGCTTGTGTATTTGCAGCATTCTGTGCTGCGTTACCTGATATTGAACTTCCGAGCAGTCCCATACCTCCCATAATTCCCGCTGCAATAAGTGGCATATTATATTCCTTTATTCTTTAATTAATACACTATCAATCTTCTCTACGTCTGTTTCACTTGTAGCATGAACACAGAACCATACACTATCTTCTAGTGCGTATATAGAATGATTGACATCTTTTAAGATATTGATACAAGCAGGTGCTACATAATCGACAGTAATATCGTTATCAAACAAAACCCTGACCTTGCCCTTAGCTAAGATGCTTAGGTGGTCATAGGTGTGTTTATGTTGAACTGCAAAGCACGTTGCAGGTAGTTCAATCTGCTTGGCATATAAGCCATCAGAAAAGTGGTGAAGTGTGTCTAGTTCCATAGTTTTAAGCAGACCGGAGCCACATATGGACAACAACATAGGGCTGCAAGTTAGCATTGACTCCAGAGACACCTGTTGCATCTGTAGCTCCACTTAGACTGTGTGTATGTGTTCCTACCGGGCTTGTAAGAGCAGTCGGGCCATCCCCACCATTATAACTACGAATAAACTCTTGTGTGGCATTACCTCCAGTACCTGCTGTAGAATCTGTTGAGCCAACATAGTGATCGTGCGCCCCTGCTGCTGCCGTGGAACCCGCCCCTAAAGTGTGGGTATGGCTTACAACAACAGAATCTTTACTGCCCCCTGTCTCACCAAGAGTATCAAAGGAAGCATCTGCACCGTTGATACCTACAAGTACTTTACCTGTGCCGAAAGCAGTCCAAGTACCGAAGCCAATCAAAGTAGCTGGATTAGTAGCTACAGAGGCATTGGTATAGATAGAACCCACAGGATAGATTAGCTGCAAAGCTGCTGTTACAAAGGCTGTAGTAGCTAGTTGAGGAGTATTAGTACCATAAGCTGCTGTGGGTGCTGTAGGTGTTCCTGTGAAAGTAGGACTTGTTGTGTCAGCCTTTGTAGCCACCGCAGTTGCAATGTTATTAAACTCAGCGTCAATCTCAGTACCTTTAACAATCTTCAAAGGATTGCCCTGTGCTAGAGAATCCTTTGAAGCAAAGTTAGTTGATTTTACATAATTAGTCATCGTTAAATAATCTTTCCATTTTTAGCTAGAATCTCCAGCTTTTGAATACTAAGAGCAGAACCAGCAATATCACTTTCATATCCCGTTTGAATAACTTTACCGCTACCAGAAGGATATGCTACAATAGTTTGTAATGATGTTCCCGGAGAATAATTAGCTATATTATACTCGCTTACTCCATAATAAGCAACCCCTTGTGCAGGTATTTTAACATTCTGTGCAGAATAATTACCTGTGAAATCATATCCCCACTTAATAGTAACAAACTGATCGCTACCTCCAATAACAACCACAGATAGTTTCTTCAAGATAGAAGATACTGTTGGGGCACCTAAGTCAGTATGATTAGTGAAATACTGCATACGGTACGAAGATGTATTATCTAGGTAGCCAGTGTATTTACCTACATAAGCTACCTTGCCAACAAGCATTGAGTTATCTCGTAGCATACAGAATGAAGAAGGTTCCATTCCATCCCAAGTGGTTACCTTTGCAGCACCGTCTTGTAAAGGACTCCTCATATCGAAGCAGTAGACTGTCTTGAGGATTGGGAGTGTCAACAAGTAGAAACTCTCAAATGGGTTGTAGACGGACTTAATAGTTGTTAAATTCTCCCCAGCAACTGCATTCATTAAGTCAGTACGCACATTCTTACTCAAGTCCCTGAATGGAGCACTCTTCTCTTGGATGGTACGCATCACAGATCGTAGACCAGTGTTAGACAAGAATAAGACATCAGTGCCTGTGTACTGAATAGTATCACGAGCAATACAGCCGATGCCTGTGATTGTGTCTTCTAAGGTCATTGCAGCCAGAGTAGAAACTGGCCCTGTAATTAAGATGTTAGCGTTGTTATAAATAAGGATGTTATTACGTCCAAAGATAAACAAGTAGTTATTGTGTGCAGCCATTCCAACTACAGTATCGTTGCCGTTGGGCCATACGGTTGTGGTGTCTAGTGTACCAGCAGAGCCTGAGTTCCACTTATTAGGTGCATTAAGGTCGCTCCATTGAATGATAGACTTATCGGTAGCTGTGTCAACATTCCAGATACGCCCGAAAGCACTCATACAAAAGTTAGCTTTCTGAATTGTTCCACTATAGCCGGGAAGTTCACTTACTCGTCTGTACTGCGTAGTAGAGAGACTAGAATCAAACACCAGAGGGTCATGCCCGATCTGGAATGCAAATGCAGCTCCTCCTTGTGAACAGATACTCCAGTTGTCTGCTGTAATGACAGGAGCAGTTCCGCCACCACCATAAGTAATCTCAGTCAGTGTACCTGATACTAAACGAAATACTTTATTATTACCTGCACACATGACATAGGTTGAACCGTCATCACCAACGTGCTCACCGAGTGTACGAACTGCGAAGCCATCTAAGGCAGCATTGTAGACGTGCTGTGGAACCCAGCCCTTACGAGCACCAATGCGTCCATACTGGTCAATGACACAGTTGTTAGCCACTAAAGCAAAGCCAGAAGCTAGGTCTAATGAACTATCCTGAGTATTAAGACCATAGAAGCCCGGTGCTGTGATTGAGAATGTTTGTAAAGGTTGTGCCATAGGTTATACCCAATTCCATATATCTTCTTCAGGATAACGACTAGCCTCAATAGCAATAGCATCAGCTAAAGAACTCTTATACATTGAATATGCCTCTGAACTATTAAGTCCACCGTCTTCACCTCGTTCTACCAGTGCTCGTGCATAAGCAAGCAACATCACAGGTTCACGGACTACAAACATCCGATCTGCATCAACTACTAAATCAGGCTGCGGGATATAGAGATTAAAGTATATCTCATACGTTTTATCAGGGACAGGATACAAATCTACTTGTGTATCGCCTGCTGAAGACAGTCCGTTAAAGTTATAGTAATTAGGGATTCCCTGAGGTGGTACATCAGAGCCTAAGAACAGCTGAGTCATCTCTCTACTGCCTTTAGACGAGAGATAACAGCGTCCTGTCTTGTTATAAATCTCAATTACTTTAAAGCGAGACTGTGTACCTACCAAGGAATAGTTAAAGATTCCTGCTGTGGTATTTGCTGTTAGGGTAGTTGATAAAGAGTTCCAATTATAGGCATCCTCTACTTGTCGTTTAGCATCATTAATAAACTTACCGATTACTTTAGAAAGTATATTCTCATTAACAGCCCCTACTGGCGGCTCTCGCAATCTAATGAGCACATCGTTGACCATATCTAAGAATGTTGGAAGAGCCATGATTATTTCTTACCTTTATTAGTTGCTGTTCGTTGACCGCGCTTAGGTAAGTTCTTAGCCTCGCTGATTGCAATTGCAACGGCTTGCTTTGGATTAGTCACCACCTTTCCACCTTTACCTGAATGCAGTGTTCCTGTCTTAAACTCGTGCATGACTTTACCTGTCTTAGCAGCCATCTGTTTCTTTGTAGCCATATTACTTATCCTCTTTCTTTTCAAGTTTATCTTCAATGCGCCTAAGCATGGTGAATAATTCTCCTTGGAAGGATTTAAACTCATCTTTAGGCATATAGTTCTTCGCTATCTCTTCTCGTAGTCTGTATAGATCATCTTTAAGAACCTGTACTGCTGACCAAAGTTCCCGAGCAAACCACCCTGTTACAGAAGCTGCACAGCCGAGGAAGATATTAATTAAGGCTTGTGTTTCCATGTTATTCTATGTGCTTTCCAACAGGGTCAAAGTAGTTAAGCGGGATAGCCATCAGACGAGCTACAGAGCCTCGCCAATCGTCATTGTGAATCAGTCGCTCCAAACGTTTGCTGAATAGGTACTCACCTTTTTGAGGCCAGTCCCACATCAGCAAAGCAAGCTCTGAGTAGTTCGCCAGTACGTCCAGCAAGGCAGCAATGAAAGTCACTGGAGCCAGTAGCTTCCACCACCCACCACGCTCGTACTGAATGGCTATGGGGAACAGAAGGGCAAGCAGGATAGTCATTTGGGGTACAGCACTTTAACTGCGAGACAAGCATCTTTGTACGCTTGAATCTGTGCAGCATCATCCTTCACCAAGCCGTCAATCAGGTCAAGCAATGGTGGATAAGCCGCTGCTCGGAGTTCTTGGTAGGTTGGCGCTGGTGGGATGTCAGCGGGTTCTGGGGTGTTGCCTTCTGAGAGCCATGCGAGGTAGGCTGCATAGTCTGTGTTGGCTTCGTCAGCGGGAATGCTGGCGCTGTCGGACAGACGAGTGATGATGTCGGTATTAGTTAGTTTGTACATATCAGAGTTCCGCTGAAAGAAAGCCACTTGAGTTACTAAAATCGTATTGACCTGCTGTACTCGTAGTTACAGCATAAGTTACGGATGTCGAGACATAGTTGTACACACCAGAACCAGTAAAACCAGCACCAGTAATCGAAGCCGCTACGGTGGCTGTTGGAGCAGCCCGCATCTCAACATCAAAATACGCAGTGACATAAGCGGCACCCGATGTAGTTAAATAACCCACAGAGCGGATAAATGGAAAGGGTCTTCCGTATCGTTTACACAACGCCAACTCAGTGCCATAAGGACGGTAGTCGAAGGATGTGGCTGTGCTGCCTTTTTCTAGCTGCATATCACCAATAGCAAAACTCCTGCTTGTTATGGCCCCAACAGCATGGGACACCTGAACTGCCAAGCCGTTATTTGCATCACTAGGCCCTAGCGTTACCGTTAACGAAAAGGGTGTTAACACCGCATTCGGAAGCGTCAAAACGGTAGTTCCACCTATTTGAGTTACGGCATTGAAAATATCTTTTACGGTGGCTTTTGATATGGAAACGGTAGATGTTATTGAAGCACCCGTATCTTGATAAAGATAACCCGTAAAGGTTACTGCCTTTGAATTTAAATCAAGACAATTTAATGCTTCAATACGTTGCCCAAAAACGATAATTCCTGAACCCGTAGTAGTAACGCTCGTCAACCACTGGCCATACCCCGAGTTAGTACCAGATAAGGGCGATTGAACAATGCTGCCTGTTACTGTGGTAAATGAAATAGGAGCTACAAAGATTCGATCAGCACCACCATAAACAATCGTGTTATTGGCGGCTACCACATTACCTCGTTGCGCTACAAGACATGAACCGTTGATAATTCGGTTCTTAAACCCAAACCCTGTAGCCGCTGTGTTCTGGCTAGAGGCATCGTTAAACGTGAGGCCGTTCGTGCCGTTAATTGAGATACTCATTTATGCGCTCCTTACCATTGCTGCTTGGAAATAAGTGTTAGTAGAATTAGCAGATAAAACTTGTGCGGCTCCTGAGTATTGTGATAAATATACTTCAATGAAATCAGTGGAGCCGTTCATGTAGACAAGTGCTGTGATAGTTGGGTTGTACCATCCGTTAGCATTGCCAGACCCAGTATTTACCGCCTTAGCTGCTGATAAATTTTTATAGATAGCAATGATGGTAGACAGTGTCGCTAAGGCACCATTAAAAAATGCGCCACTTGTTATTTGATAATATCCGGCTACTGTAGGTGTAAACCGATAGTTCGTAGTTGCATCAAAACAGGTAGCGGTATCAAATTCTTTTGTTTGAAATTGAAGTTTTGTGGCGGTGGAAGTTGGAATGCTTTGAGCCACACTCTGATAAGCACTAAAGCAAGGCCCATTAACCGCCATAGTCGCCGTACTAGCAGGCACCGTTATCACAAAATTAGAGGCTGAATTGGTCGCATCTAATGTAACTGACCCGCCGCTTGCCGTTGATAATTTAATTTGTCCCATTTTGTTCCCTTGTTAATTTAGCTATTCGGATAGCTTCCCTATGCTCTGGAGTCCACGTAATACCCACATTCCAAGATGTTCCACCTTTTAATCCTTTATTCCAAGCAATTTGCCCTTTAGATGAAACACTCATTTTCTCCAAAGTTTCCTTAGATTTAACTCTACCCGTATTCGCTAAACTAATACGTTTTTTAGCTTCATCACTTAATGGGGGCGGTTTTTTACCCAAGTGCGCCAAACGATTCTTTTGGTTAGATTCCTCTAAGTGCTTACAACCTTTCCTTGGGGAAGGTCGGCCTAACGCTGCCAATCTGTTTTTTTCATTGGAAGCCGCACTGTGTTTCTTACCTTTAAAATGGGACACAGTTCCAGTAGTATCAAACCCACAAACCAATTGTCGCGCTTTGTTAAAAAACAGAGGGTTCCTTGCAATATCAAAACACTCATGCAAGAAAATCTCATGCTCTAACGCCACTTTTCGAGATGGCCATACGGCTAATATCTCTTTGGTAACGGTAACTTCTTTACTCTTAAGCAGTGGTTTTAGCACCGTTGAGGTACCCAGATATGCGTCCTCAGAAGCAAGACCATTAAACGAGCGAACCCCAACGTAAAAACGCATACCCATATACGGCTCCCTAGCGGCAAGCATATAGGTGTAGTGCTGCATTATTTGTTCTCCAGAATAGCGATGCGTTTACGCAGGGATTGAAGTTCGGCTACGAGGTCAGCAATGACTTCAGGTGTACTTGCTTGCATAGCTTGGTACTTAGGCTTGCCGTCTTCGTCGACAGCATCCTTCTCGCCGCTCACACTACCGGGGTACACCTCTTGGAACTTGTGAGCTAAGAAGCCACGGGTGTGTGAGCCATCGGCTTTCCATGTGTACTCAATCGGCTGGAGTGCGTCAATGCGATCACCAGCACCCGACACTGCACCGATAACTTCTTTTAAGCGGTAGTCAGAAGAGGTGTTGTAGAGAACTGCTGTCGTTCCTACATGGGTGATGGAACCAATTTCTATAGCCGAACGACGAAAACTTTGAAATACAGCGCCTGAAACAGAAGCATTGTTGTTTATGGCTATATACGTACCCGCTCCTGAAATGGCTACACCCGGCGCTGATAAAGAAGCCCCCCCCACCAACAAATTCCCACTAGCATCCAGCATCATCGCCTGTGTGAATGTGATGGCTGCGCCTGCTGTGCCGGAGGGGGCTGTGTACCAAGCAAACTTGCCAGCTTCGGAGGCTACATAAGTTGCATAATTTGTAGTAGCGTATTTAAACCCAGTGGCTGAAAGATAAGAATTAGTTGATATGTAACTATTTGCCGCGTCTGCAAAGATTGCTGCACCTGTGTTAACTTGTAGCGCCTTATACCCACCACCCCAAGCACTAGGAGTAACCCCCAAGCCGAGGTTGCCAGAAGCATCTTTAACCACCTGCCCAGAGCCAAGATTAACTACACCAGTACCACCCGTGAGTGTGCCTGTGTAGGAAAGGTTACCCGTGCTCACATCTGTGATTGCTGGGGTAGTAATCCCCGTAGTTCCATTTAAAACGATTGTCATGTTTGTTCCTTTACAAGATTACCCAAGTGCTACCGGAGGGCACGGTGACCGCGATTCCGGCGTTAATAACCAGCGGCCCGGTACTTGATGCGTTGTTGCCAGTAGTCAAGGTGTAGCTCACACTCACAATGGCGTTGTTCTCGTACATGATGGGGTTGCCACCACCACCAGAAGCACCACCCACGCCAGACCATGCTGTGCCGTTGTATCCTTCAAATTGCACGTTGTCAGTGTTGAATCGAAAGTAGCCTGCTGCTGGTGATCCGTTACGCTGGGCGGTAGTTCCTGAAGGAATAATCTCAGCACCTGTTGCGCTGGTCTGAACTCCCAGACTCACTAGAGCTGCTGCGGCTGTTGTGGCGTTTGTGCCACCATTGACAAAAGCGAGAGGAGTTGAATTCCAGTTTGTTGCCGTACCATTAGTTGTTAAGAACTTCCCGGTATTACCTGTTTGGGAAGGTGTAAAAGAAGCTGCAAGTGTTGCACTATTAGCTGCATTCGTTGCTGAAGTGCCTGCACTGGTGGCACTAGTGGCTGCACTAGAGGCGCTAGAGCTTGCATTGGTTGCGCTTGTATTAGCATTGGTAGCACTCGTAGAAGCATTAGATGCCTGAGTAGTTGCTGTGCTGGCACTAGAGGCTGCACTAGAGGCGCTAGAGTTTGCGTTAGTTGCACTTGTAGACGCGCTGGTGGCACTAGAGGCTGCACTGATAGCACTAGAGGCTGCATTAGATGCCTGAGTAGTTGCTGTGCTGGCACTGGAGGATGCACTGGTGGCGCTGGAGGCTGCATTCGATGCCTGTGTAGTTGCTGTGCTGACACTAGAGGCTGCACTGGTAGCACTTGCAGAAGCATTCGATGCCTGAGTAGTTGCTGTGCTGGCACTTGTAGATGCACTAGAAGCACTTGTAGATGCACTGGTAGCACTCGTAGAAGCTGATGAAGCACTTGATGATGCATTAGTAGCCTGCGTAGTTGCAGTTGATGCTGAACTAGAAGCACTTATAGCACTCGTAGAAGCTGCTGAAGCACTTGATGCTGCATTAGTAGCTTGAGTAGTTGCAGTCGCTGCTGAAGCTGCTGAAACTAATGCTGATGTGTTAGCGTTTGTAGCAGATGTTCCTGCGCTGGTTGAACTTGCTGCTGCTGAAATCGCTGATGTATTTGCAGCAGATGCAGAAGATGCTGCCGATACCGAACTAGAGGATGCATTAGAAGCTGACAAAGTAGCACTAGCAGCTTGGGTTGCTGCTGTGGTAGCTGAAGTAGTTGCTCCAGAGGCCGCTACAGTTGCTGTGTTGGCACTATTAGTTGCACTTGCTGCCGATGTTGCTGCTGCTGTTGAAAGAGAAGCTAAGAGCGCAACTTCAATGTCTGTTGTGGCATCTCCTGTGCCTCCTACTCCGCGATAGATACCCATTGTTATTATTCCTTAATAGCAGATTGTTTCTTTGAAGAAGTTACTTTAATAGATTGTACTTCTTCAACAACAGAGATTACTTCTACATATTCATCATGTTTACGCATCTCAACTGAATCTACATCATTGAAGGTAAACTCGTTACCTGTGTGAATACATTTAAATTTAGCCATTATTTCTCTCCTATTAATTCTTTAGATATGTACTCTGTTGTGTACATTTAGGTGTTTTTACCTAGAACTGTACTGTATCGAATACATATCTAAAAAGGGGAACCCTTATGTAAGAGTCCCCCTTGATATGCTACCTAGCGTTTAGGCTGGAACAACCAAGGCAACGGCAGCGCCATCACGCAGTTCTTTGAAACCGTAGATGGTATCAGCAGTAAACAGAGTACCGAGGTATTCTTGTTTGTACTGAGTCTGTGAACGAACAGATTGTTGTTCAGCCAACACTGCGAAGTCTTTATGACCAAGCAAACAGACACGAGCAGCAGTAGAACCGCTGGTTGTATCAGCATTTGAGGTAACGAACACTGGAATGCCATAGACATTGCCAATCTCACCATTACGGATAGTGTTACCACCACCAACCTCACCGACGAATGCTTGCTCAGTAAATCGAGCAATACCCATCATCGTGTTACGAGTGGAAGGAGGAACCATCAGGAAGCGACCATCCATAGGCACATCAGCATCATCAAGACGCTGGATGGCACGACGAATAGCAATATCAGTCAGTGCGCCCAAGCCAGTGTTTGCTCCGGCAACATAGGCAGTAGTACCGTCAGCGCCGGAAACACCACCAGAGTAAGCAGTAGTGCCTGTACCGCCGTTAACACCACGACCAAGCGAGATCAGATCGAAATCAACCTGACGGGCGAGAGCATAGCCTGCATCTTCAGTGTAGAAGCTGCGGAGCGAGGAAAGAGCTTGTGTTTCCACAATATCTTCGATCAAGCGGCTATATTCATAGTGCTTGTCGATGTTGACAATAACTTCACCTTCAGTAGCAGCAATCAGGGTAACCTGAGCTTGTGCGCCTTTGAGAGAAGCATTACCACGGGTAGGAGCAGGAATGTGAACGGTGTCACCTTTCTTGCCTTTGAAGCTCATCTTCTTGATGAGGTTAGCCATAACCAGATTCTTCTGGTAAGAAGCAATGATTTCATCAGACCAGATAGCGGGGATGAAAGTTGCAGCGGTCGTCTTAGTGACGTGAGCGGTTCCGAGAGCCATTATTAATTTCCTTTAAAGAATGAATGTAATTTGTTTATTTAACGCGCCCATCAGCGTATGCCTGCATAATGTCGTCTGACAATGCTTCGTAACGCCTTGGGTCTGTCATGCGGAGCCTGATAAGGTCTGCACGACGATAGACTTTCTGTGAAGTCTCCCCTGTTCCACCAACGTCCACGGATGCAGCTTGCAAGTTCTTCTTCAAGGCTTGAGTGCCTTCTTCTTTTGCTTGATTGCTGCGAGTACCGCGAATCTGTTTGAACGTAGTTAATAGTTCATCGGCTGATTGAAAGTCGTAATTGGAATCTGCCTGTGCGTACATATTTAGACGCAACTGAGAACCTTTTACCCAATCAATGAATTCACCATCCTTAGTTACTTCTGCAAAGTCAGGGTGCTTCTTTTGGAGCATGGCCTGTGTTTGCATCTGCTTCATCTCGCGTGTAGCTTGTTTAGCAGCTAGTACATCGGGGTGGTTATCTACAGCTTGTCGAACTGCCTTCTTAGGGTCTTCAAAGAAATCAATCTCTTGATTATCTTCTACCTGAGCACTGGACTCTTTAGATTGTTTTGGATAGAGTTGTTGTTTAAGTAGTTCATCTGCCAACTTACGAACTTCGCCTACTTCTTGTGCCTGTCTACCGATCAGCTTCTCAGCCTCTTGGTGCATATTCACAATATCTTCAAGACTCTTGCCCGAGTATTTATCGGGAATCTTGGGTTTCTCAGCTACAATAGGAGCATCATCTAGCTCATTATTATTCTGTTCGTTTGGAGTATCAAATTCACTCTCAAACACTTCTTCGGGATCAATCAATGCCATACTGCTATACCTTTCCTGCCAATTACGGTTCTAGGATAATTAAAAATGAACTCCAAGAGATTATTCGCCATGAGAGGCGGCTCTTTTCTGTTCTTGTTGTTGCTTTTCAGCACGCTTTCGTACCCACGAATCTGCTGCGCCGGGAAAGTCTCCTGAGACTCCTTCCAACGTGACATGAGGCGTGGATATGATTCTTACCGCATCTTTGCTGCAAACTGAACATTTGCAAGTGCGAATTGTTTCATCAATAAACCGTTCAGTGATGTGATTATTTGAACACTTAAATTCAAAGATACGCCTCATGAGATTAAGTCCTCATAAGATTGTTCACACATTGCCTTACGATTTAAAACCAGATCAAGAATATCTAGCTGACCTTTACGGAAAAATAGATTGTTGCTATCTGTAGTAGCTGATATATCGTTGATACTGGATTTAAGTGTTTTGAAGTCTTCCATCAAATCCTTCCACCCTTGAGTGGAGAATGTGTTGAAAGAGGCTTCATAATATCGTTGTAACTCTTTATCCATTAAAGGAGAGCCTTTCTATTTAATTTGTCAAGTATATATTGTATCATTTATACAACACATTGTCAAGTATTATTTACTATTATTCGCTAAATAGTTAATAAAAGATGATTATGCCCATACTCGAATAGGTTGTTTAGGCTCTATACTGAAGGGAAGCAGAGTAATAAGCTGCTCTTCAGTAAGTTCCCCTCTAATATTAACGTGCCAGCCGGGAAGAGGAACCATTACTGGCCCTTCCTCAGTCATTTCAGTAGTGGGTTTTGAAATAACACCAATTACATCAGTGCTGCCTTGGAAGCCAGTCAACAAAGTAACTGCTTCATCCTCACTATTGAATTTTAAGAAGTAATCACTCATGCTGTAATTCCTTGTAGTTCTGTGTTAGATAAGCGGCGAGGAAAGTAGATGGTTTGCTGTATGTGGCCGTTCAGGTATGCACTACCATCACTTCCTATATTTAGCTGGAAGATTCCTGTAGGTATGGTTCCAAGGTTATCTAAATTTGACAATACGCCATTTCTAGCTGCCGCAAAATCATTTAATTTATATCCAAACGCAATTGACTCAAGTGCATTCGCTACGGGAGCACCAATAGCTAATGTGGACTGCGTAACACCTAATGCAGTTACCTGTGCATACGGCCCCGTAGAACCTGACGAATTAGACCCGAGAATAGCAAGCGAGTTTGAGGAAATTCCACTATTAGCACTTATAACTCGTGTACTGGTTGGTGAGGAGCCAGCTAAAAACTCACTATAAAAGCTACCCTCAGTCGGGTTATACCAACTACTGAAGTTATCCCCAACCATAGTTACAACATCGGCAGCACGAGTTACTTGGCTGTCTACTGTGGGGATGTAGCTGGTGGCGAAGGAGCCTGCTTCCAGTTGAGCGCCCCAAAGATATAAACCAGAACCGAGCACACCCGTATAGATTGTTGTAGTTTCCCACAACTGAAGCCTACATATCAAAGTTGCAGTGGTTTGCGCTGTAAAAGTCATAGAGACTCTGAACCATCCATTGGACAGTTCTTGAAATTCACTAGACAAATAGCCTGTTCCACTCGGATTAGAAATAGTCTTTGTTCTAGGGTTAAACACTAATGTGATATTTGCGGCCGTGGCAACGCGCAGATACAGGGATCGGTTAGCACTAAGTCCATCTTTAACAAAAACTGACCATGTGTATGTGGTCCCTGCTGTGACTGCTATAGGGCGGTCAGCAGCATAATGCTCACCTGTTGTTCCCGTATCCGTAATTAAATCGGCAGTGAGGGTATTGTTTGGAGCATTTATCGCATCAGGCGATACAGTAGTTCCTATGCTTGCGGTTATCACCTCACTATTAAGAGCCAGATTAGTCCTCTGCTCCTCAATTAACAATCCCTTCGGAGCCAGCGTCACAGGGTCGTAGTCGAAGCGTGGGCCGTAGTAAGCCGTTGAAGTAGGTGCTGCACCGGGGTTGTAGACGTAAGGGTCTAGGGAGGCGCTGTCTGAGAATTGAGCACCCCATAAGTAGAGTCCAGAAGTTCCGTCACCTGTGTAAGATGAAGGACTTGCATTGGAATTCTGACTAATACGAATTTGACGTGTTGGTGTTGCAGCGGCTTGTACTGTGAACTCAATACTACATCTGTACCATCCATTTCCAGCATTAACAATAGTCGCTATTGAATCTGGTGAGGGTGTCCCAGCAACTCCTGTAACCAAGTTAAAGCCCGCTATAAGATTAGCACCTGCGGGGCCAATGGCTGTAACAATTAACTGAAGAAAGTCTCTTCCCGCTGCTTTTGCATAAACGCTATAGGTTAAAACTTGCCCTATAACTGCTAAGCTAGTTCCACTCGGCGTAGTATAGTGAGGCCCTGTTGAGGTGTCTTCAATGAGCTTATCGGCAGTAAGAGAAGCATCGGGCGCAACTATCGCATTTGCTGTAACGCTTGCTCCTGATTTGCTCCAAGCAGCATTATCAAACTCTTGAGTAAACCCAAGCTGGTTCTTCATAGTCGTTGTGTAGTAGGGCTGGAGAGCGCCTATGTTGAGTTGAGCACCCCAGATGTAGATGCCTGAAGTTCCATTGCCTGTGTAGGATGCGGTGTTGTCTGCGGAACCGATAGAAATTCTCATACTTGGAGTTGTTGCCCCCGTTGCAGACGACACGGAAACAGAAAACCGCCGCCAACCATTACCAAAATTGGTCGCAGACGCTAAGGACACCGTGCCATTTGTTGTGCCTTGCGCCCCAGTTACCGTATTAAACCATACACGATTGTTGACGCCCGCTTTGTCTGTTAAGCCAACAGCAACCCAAGTACGTTCTGCTGATTTTACAAATACCGACACCGTATAAGTTGTACTATCACTGAGTGTTATTGATTGCAAGGTCAAATGACCAGAAAGTGCAGTATCTTCCACCAGCTTGTCAGCAGTCAAAGAGCCATCAGGCGCAGCCATACTATTGGTGGTTACTGTGCTATTGCTCTTAGTCCAAGCAGCATTGTCAAACTGCTCAGAGTAAGTAAGCAGGTTGTTCGGAGCAGACTGAATAAACCCATCTGGCCCTGTCACCGTGGCATCGGAGGCCCGTGTGAAGGTAACGCGTGAATCTAATGCTGCCCCATTAGTGAAGTCAAGCATCAAAGAAGCATCCCCTGCCATTGCATATCCATAAGGAATGTAGCCTACATCATTTACCTGCCAAGCATCAGCAGCCGAAGTATCTACATACACAGGTACATAATCGTTGAATGGCATACTTTTCGGTGTCAGCGTAACAGAAGAAACATTGATATAACCATTATTGTCATATGAGTTTTCAACACCTCCTGTTGATAACTTTACAGGAATATAGTCAGTCCAACGCTTGAGTCCAACAACATTAGTTAAGAAGGACACCCGCATCTGTGACTGTCCATTAGAAGCAAAGTTAGAAGGGTATGTTTGTGGAACCATTATTTATTTCCCATTTGTAATGTAGCAATTCGCTCATTGGATTGAATATCAGCAGCTTTAAGATTAACTGTTTTCTCTTTAAGCATCATCTCAGCCAGTTTCAAACGCTTCTCAAAGCTGTCACCTTGATCTAAGTTTGTAGCTGCTGCCTGAACCATACGAACTTGTTGTTCTTGTGGAATCATCTGAGTCTCTACAGTAATCTTCTGAGTCTCTGCCTGCTTCTTCATAGCACTTGCACTGACATCGGCTACTTGAGCTGCTGCAAGCTGTTGTGCTGCTTGTTGCTGTGCCTGTTGAGCTTGTGCTGCATTAGGGTCTGGTTGACTCATCTTCTCTAAGCCTGTCATCAGTTCAGCGCGGTTAGAAAGACTGGAGTTACCGAGAATACCTTTAAGCAACAAAGGCAATACAGGAGTATTAGGGCCAAGTGTCTGCAACAAGCCAATAAGCTGCTGTTGTTCAAACTCACGAGCCAATACACCAAGAGTAGCTGTAGGCACAAAGACCATATCGACAGAAGGATAACGCTCAGGGTCAAACTGCATATAGCGATAGGCTGCTTTATTGATAAAAGGAATCATAAAGTCTTCTTGGAAGTTCACCAAAGTACGTTTGTACTTCTTGATGATACCTGCCATAGCCATCGACATCCCTTGCTGACCACCTTCACGAGGGACGCTTGAGGGCAATCCTGCGGAGTCTACAGTGCCAGTAGCTTGAAGCAACATACGCTCAAAGTTCTGAGCCGCCGCTGCTGCATTACCGTCTGTCTGTCCGAAGTGGAATGGAAAGATAATATCTCCGGGTGGGCCGTTAGTGAGAATAGCTTTACCCGGCTTAACTTCAAACTTAGCACCTCGTGGAAGCCGTGTAGCATCCATAGCGATCATAGGGGCTGTAGTGAGGGCTAGAGAATCCATATGAGCACGCAGTTGACCGTCAATGGCCTTCTGCATATTGTATGCCTTCTCTACAGTTCCTCGTCCGTGGAAGCGACCCGGTACAGTATCATCTTGGTAGGCGATTACAGGACGATCTTTCATCATGTAGGGGTTCTCTTCAGCTTTAAGGAGAACAGAATCGTTAGCAATGACGATAATAGCCTCTACAAGCCCTGAATAATCATCAGCTACAGAGTCTTCAGGGAACAGGTCTACAACCTCTTTACCGTCATTCTCCAGCCCTAAGAGGTACTCTTTAGGCACTAAACCGTAGTAAGTGATGATCTTAACCTTATCATCTTGATAGTTACGAAGTTCCTGAGTAGGTTCCAAGGAAGTATCGTCATATTCAGGTGTAATATCTACTTTCTTGTAAATACCGCGTTCCATACCTTCAATAATTTTGTGAATTGATACATATTTCTCAATTGCACATCCCATAGCTTCATCAATAGAGTCTGCATTAGGGTCAATAAGGAAGTTCTTGGGGTTTACAGGCTTAATTCGTACACTTGTACGCTGAGATTCTGTAACACCAATAGCTGCTGTGCCTTGAATACCCGGCATAGCCTGTGTAGCTGGCTTATATTGTGTTTCACTCTTGATAATGATCTCACCGATACCTGTACCGTAGATTTCAGCCATCAATTCAATGTGGTCGATACTTTTCTTGATCTTATCCTTCTTAAAGTCTTCCATCAACTGAGCTTTAAGAGCTTCTACGTCCATTGGGTTGCCATCTACGTCTTTCAAGTCATCTTGAATATCGAAGAATTCACCCTGACCGAAGATAGCTTCGATGATCTCTGCGTGCCGGGTCTCCACAGCCTGTTGAGTGGCAGGTGAGATGATACGGCTACGCTCTGAGTCACGAGTCTTGTCCTCTGCTGCCCACTGACCACGGAAGATACGCTCATACTCTTCCCACAAATCAAGGAAGTTAGAGTCTCGATAGTCGCGCCAGCGATCAAGATGGTCTACAACCCATTCAGTAAGCTCTTTCTCACTGTCCGTAGGTTCTTCCCACTCGGGCATATCCTTTTTACTTTTATTTGTAGCCATTTGTTCCTTGTTGTTAATTAATATCCTGAGATAATATCTAAAGTCATGTGTTCATCTTCTTCGTAGTCCTGCTGGTAACTACTGAGGGCGAGTTGGTCAATATATGAAAGAGCATCTATCAAGTCATCATGTACGCCTGAAGTAGGGAACATTACCATCTGGTCTTGGAACTCTCTCCAGTCCTCTTCAGGATTGAATGAGATACGTCCATGTTCCATCCGACCTTGCAAAGACCAGACAACTCGATCTACTTTCTTCTTGTTTCCGTGAGTAAGATCGTGGATGTGGCTGTACACATTGTTCTTACGCATTAGATCGCTTAGATAGGGCAATACAGCGTTCTTCAGAGCACCTCGCTCTATACCTACTGCTGTAGGCTCATAATCGCGTATAACCTTCAGAATCGTAACAGCAGTCTCTTTAATGTCCCACCTGCCATGTAGAATCTTATCTACCCACCAGTTACCATCATCTTCTACCTTTACAATAGCGATAGCTGTTTCATCTAGTCTCTTCTTAGATGCTTTAGCACCAGAGCCTACTTCTTCAAAGCCTGCCAAGTCAATAGCAACCACATACTGCCCATAAGTAGGTTCAGGCTCTTTCTTGAACCACTGTTCTTTGAAGAGGTCTGCTCCTGCTGTATCGAAGCTAGACAAATATTCCTGCTTGAATGCAAATGAACTCAGGGTTTTCTTTGCAGCGGCAATCTCTTTAGGGTCGATGGTTTCATTATCTGAAGTGGTGAAATGATAGCTTGTCCATTCTTCATCTCCGCCTTCATCTAAGTCTGCTTGGCCCATCTTAAATAGGTCATAGAACCAGTTACGTCCGGAAGGTGTTGAAATGAATAGTGCTCTACCTTTTTTATCTGATAGGGCAGCTCGGAGTACTCGTTCCCAGATGTCCTGTTTAATAAAGGCACATTCATCCATTACTAAGTAGATTAAGGATACACCTCGTAATGAGTCAGGGTTATCTGCACCTCGTACAAGAATCTTACGATTGTTGATTAAAGTAATCTCAAGGTTGTTAATGTGGCTAGACTTGATAACCTGTCTACCAAGGTCGTGTAGAAGCTCCCAGATAATAGTTCTTGCTTGTCCGATGGTAGGGGCTACGTACATGACGCTAGAGCCTTCAGGACAGTTTAAAGCCTCAATGAGCAGGGTGATAGCTGATAGCCTTGATTTACCACACCTACGTCCTGCTGCTACGATCTTGAACCGGGTATCATCTTGGAATACTTTCTGTTGCCAAGCTAACAGTTCAAAGTTTAAAGCGGTCATACGTCTGTAATGTCTGAGACATCATCCAATGTTTGAATTGATGGTGAAGACAATCCAGTTATGTTAATTGAAATCTGAGGCATTGAGCCATTAGAGTTCTTAGAGGCATCGAATGCACTAAGAGGTAACAGACGATCAATAGACATTTTGATAGCAGCCATCTGTCCGGGATGCTCATCATTAAGTGCAATGCTAATCATCTTGTCTAAGATTCTAGTACCACCTGTAGCCAGTAGACGCTCTTTAAATTCCATCAATCTTCCAGTGTCACCGACTGGGCGGCCTACTTTACCTTTAGTTCTATCTTTAACTGCTTGAAGATCAGCTTTAGGTGGTCTACCTTTGCCACGAACTTTAGGTACTATTAATGGCGTATCTACTGGTTTACGTTTACTAATAGTAAAAGCCTTTGCTCTTATAGACCTATTTTCTTTTGTTTCTTCAACAACTATTGTTTCTAAATCCATTAGTCTTTTATCCTTTCTAAGGAAGACAATCATCATCAATTGTTTATTCTGTAAGTGTTTACTTTAAAGTAACTATGAAGTCACTGAGAAGTTTAAACATTAAAGTAAATACTTTATTAATATAACTTTAATTTATTTATCTAAGTATGTATTTAACTTCTCAGTTCGTTTACTCAACTGTACACATTGTGTCTTAGAAGAGGGTCAAACTTCTTAGACTATATAGATATTATACACTACTATTTCTTAGATGTCAAGCTTTTATTCTACTTTGCATGAACTTTACCTAAACTTTACACTTATTTCACATGGTGAACTTCTTAGACTACGTACTGTTCAGTTCTTCGACCTACACAGTACACCTAAGATAATACCTTTTATATTAACATTAACAGCTATTTGTCTATATTACTCTTTTGTCTATATAGATCAGGCACTTATGACTTTATAGTCTATAAGGGATTAAATCTATTTAGTTTACTTAGTAGGTACTTTCTAGATTTCCTTTTTTGTGAACTTCAGAGGCTCCTGTAAAAGTTATACACTTATAGTTGACCCTCCCCCCTATCATGTACTGCACAGTCACAATCTATACTCATCAGTCACAATCCAGTCGCAAGGTACATGAACTATACTGCATGGTCATGAACTATACTGCATAGTCATACGTAGAACTACGTAGTCACTATCTAGACTGGTCAGTCACTTGGTAGACTCTGAGAAGCGGGGGACTGAGATGGTGGCTACGAAGCATACCTATAGCATATAAAGCATACTAATCAGTCATATTATATACTCTACATTCTAAGGGGCAAGTATCATGCCAACACAAAAGGCTTTAAACGACCTACAAGCGACTATCAAGGGTTCAAGCCATACCAGTACCAGACAAAGTTATCCACACTGGTAGTACTACTTATCCACATTATCAGGTCTTATATAAGACTAACAAGTTGTGGATAAGTATTTTAGTGTGTTGTTTATTTGCAACAATATGATAATACCCTTACAGTTGACTGGGTTATTAATAACTCTATATAATTAAGCCATGCCAAGCAATTCAGCGAAGCAAACAACCAACGGGTTATCATGCTTACATATACGCACACAATCAACGATGCACTTGACCTTCACAGTTATTCTCTAGTCGGTGACTGTATTGACTTCGATGACACAATCATCTATGTCGGCGAGCATACCTCACGGGTGCAGAGCATAATTAAGAGCATAGAATACTATGTTGACAATTTCAATGCAGTTGTCCAATATAAGACTGTAGTAGAATAAATATAAAGCATAGCGTGAAGCCTATCAAGTAGGCTTCGCAGTATCCTTTAAACACTATAGAATGAATCAAATGAAATACACAATACAATTGACAATGATAGTCTTGACAATGGTAGTTATTCTATGCGGTATGCTAGAATACGTTGACTGTTTAACTAAATAACCTTTAAGAGATAATTATCATGTACCAAACTAAAAACCTATTGTCAATCTCCGCTGATTCTAAAACTGTAAAGGGTGAGAAGTTGGGTTATCTTACAGGTATCTTATATCTAGCACCTGCTACTACTACCGCATACAATACATGTAGCATGGCAGTTATCGCAGAATGCAGTAAAGCTTGCTTATATAGTGCCGGACGCGGTGCGTTCAATAGCGTACAGCAAGGCCGTATTAATAAGACAGTATGGTACTTCGAAGATAGGTCAACCTTTATGGTTCAATTGTATAAAAACATTATGTCTCTTATTAATAAGGCAAAGAAACAGGGGCTTACACCACTGATTCGTTTAAACGGTACGTCAGATATACGCTGGGAAAACGTACCCTTTACAATTGACGGTATATATTATGTAAATATTATGGCGGCTTTCCCTGATGTAGCATTCTATGATTATTCAAAAGATGTTAACCGTGATAACTTACCCTCAAATTATGACCTTACATTCTCATATAGCGGTGTCTTGAAATATCAAAAGTATGTCAATATAGCATTGTCTAAAGGCATGAGAATAGCTGTCGTGTTTAGGTCAAAGGATATTATCCCTGCTAAATTCATGGGATTAGATGTTATCGGCGGCGATAATAGTGACATCCGCCATGTTGAGCCAAAGAACACAATTGTGGCTTTATATGCTAAAGGTACTGCAAGGCACGATATGACAGGCTTCGTAGTTGACAAAGCATCGACCCGCATGATAGCATTGTCCCTGTAATATAGAATACTGATTGTAGGGGCTAAATAGTGGCCCTTATGACCAGTGTTTTACTGGATTAAACCTTAAAGAGTAACAACAAATGAATAAATTCATCAATAGCATTCTAGCTGCTACAGAAGGTAAATTCTTTACAGTCGTATTTGTAAAAAAAGATGGTACAGTAAGAACTATGAATTGTCGAACAGGGGTTAAGAAACATTTAAAGGGCGGTGTTAGCACTCTGGATGCTTCGCAGTACCTTACAGTGTATGACCTACAATCAGAGGGTTATAGGGCAGTAAACTACAGTACAATTCAGTCGGTAACGTGTCAAGGTGTGACAATCACTAACAACATTTAAACTAGAGAATATATTATGACTGACTTGCTGACCATACTTAGGACAATCACAGATGAAAATCAATTACTTGACTGTTTACAAGCTCTTATTGCCAACTTTCCTGAGAATGAAACTGTAGGAGATGCACTATTGGATTGTATTTTAGTGCTTGACGATAAATTAAACAATGTAGAGGGTTAATATCATGTATAAAATCATAGAAAAGTCAAAACCGTTAGCGGTGCATTGTATATGCGACACAAAAGAGCGTGCAGAGCATTGGCTTCATGTTTTAGCGCCTGAATATTGTGCTAAAGGGTATTTTATGGATAAAACACTTACACCAAATAGTTTCACAATTAAGGAATCAAATGTATAAAATAGTTCATATCTCTAGCGGTATTGTCGCAGCAACATTCAACGACAAAAGTTTTGCACGCGAATGGATAGAGGACAATTCAATTATGTCTGACGGTATAGTATTAGAGTTATATAAAATAGTGCGTGCTACCTCAGTTTAATTTAAAGGAATAATATATTATGAAAACAGTAATTAAATCAGCTACTGAAACAGTAGAGATTGTACGATGCACTACAGGGTTTATTATGTATATACACGATGGGCATGGTGAGGTAATAGCTACACGGGCCATCAGTAAGCTAGGCTATGCAGGTTATAGCTCAGGCGGTGATTCTCTTATGAGTGCTATTGAAAAGGCATTTGCGATTGTGGTTGAGTAGTTATGAGCGAACCACTTAAAATAGTAGCTGAATTGGTGTTAATCGCTTCTGTAGTGGTATCTGCGTTCTTTGCAGGGGCTTTCATGTCAGAAGAAGGGGCAAGGCTTGACAAAGCGAACATTGAAGGCAAGTGCAGGCAAGAAATTAAATTCAATGCTTATGTCGCAGAGACAGACACTGGTTGGCATTGTTTCAAAGAGAATATTGACAATGGGAAGTTGAGCAGATCAGCTATTGTACTTTAAAGGGTACGGTAGAGCTTTAATGAACCGTTAAAGGTACATAGAAGCCCTTTAAAGGGGCTTAGAAGCCCTACAAAGGGGCTACGGTATAGCAGCGTAGCCTGAACAGTTAAACAGCCCTTCTAGGGGCTATAATTAGGATTTAAAATGAAGTGTATTTGTTGCGATAAAAACCTTAGTGACTATGAATCAACACGTAGACACGCGCACACAGGTGAGTTCTTAGACACTTGCTCAGGATGTCTCGGGGTCATCAGGAATGATTCATATCTACCAACTATCGACAGGACAGACCTGATAGAAGAATACAATGAAGAAAGTTCTGAGATTGTTGACAACTAGACCAAAAGCGTGCTACACTAACTACTTAGTAGTCTTCATAGACACTTCAAAGCAAGACTAAGTAGTTAAATACCATTTATAGTTATATACATATAAAGTATATTACTGAGATGTAAACTTTAAAGAGGCTAAGATGGCAAACGATAGATATGTTATTGATGATAATATTACTGAAGAAGACTATAATCTATGGCAAGAAGAGTTTTACTTATGGTCTTCATGCAACGATGTTGCTGAATTGATAGTAAATAAAGGGTATAATAATGTTATGTCTATTATCACTGAGTTAGTTGCTTCAAAGTATAAGACAAAGCAAGAAGTATTTGATAATCTATGATAATTGCTTTTGTAACTATTCTTGTTGTCTTAATTAAAATAAGTATCTAAACCATGTGGCCCTTCCCATTAACACTTCCAGTACGACAGCCGAATGCACCAGCGAATGCGTTGCTGCCTAAGTTCAATCCTAATAATTACGAGGATGCACTACTATGAACGAACGAATTGATGTATTAGCTTTACAAGCAACTGATAGCAAGGGTGGATTAAATAGGCATAAGTTCGCTGAGTTGATTGTTCGGGAATACCTATCCATTGTATATGAAGTAAGAGGAGAACCCACAATTGATACACATTTTGTTATTAAGTATGACCGTGCTTACAAGAAAATAATTGATGCAATTGAAGAAACTTTGGATTAACAGAATGAAAACACCACACAAACACGCAGACTTAATCAAGGCTTGGACTGATGGCGCTGAGATTGAAATCGGATGGGCCGAGCACAATGATTGGGAAGTTATTAAAAACCCACAGTGGGATAGAAATTGGCAATTCCGCATCAAGCCAGAGCCGAAGCCAGAGCAAGATTGGGAAGGAATAGCAGCCGACCAAGCCATGACGATTGCGTTGATGAAGTCTGAGCAGGAGCCTGTGGCTTACATAGGGATGATTGATGAAGAGCACTTTGCTGACGTATGCCGTAAAGCCAAGGGCAATAGCAATACGCCACTCTACACATCACCACCAGCACGCAAGTGGGTAGGGTTGATGGATATGGAGCGACTGGCGTGCCAAAGCTTCTCACACGCTCAAACAGCTATCAACACTGAAGCCAAACTGAAGGAGTTGAACACATGAGCGGAGGACACTTTGATTATAAACAGTATGATATTTCACATATAATAGCTAGTATACAACAGTTAATATATATGAACAATTCCAAAGAATTAAATGAATGGGGCGATACTAAAGGAGCAGGGTATACCTCTGAAACTATTCTAGAGTTTGAGCGTGCTGTGGAGCTTCTACAGATAGCTGAAACATATGTCCAGCGTATTGATTGGCTTGTCTCTGGTGATGATAATGAAGAGAATTTCCATAGTAGACTTAAAAGTGATTTAGGAGCAATTAAATGAAACGATTAGCAAAAGAAGTTAACATTGATAACAAACCTGTGGTATACTTTATACCGCCAGCAAAGTTCTTTAACTATTCTGACAACCCCAAGTATCCTGTAGCTCGTGTATTCACATTGAATCATTACAGTTTAGGTGCACAGCAAGTAAGAACTTCTATCATTAAGAAGAAGTTTAAATCAGGAGCATTTGAAACAGTCAATACCTTCTATAAGCCAATTACACTACAACCAGATACATTCAACGATGATGAAACAGTACCTAACAAGCCAATCACTGCCCAAGAGTCAGTTTCTGAAGCACATTCCATGCACGCAGTGTGGTAGTAGTGATGCAGCTTCTCTCTACAGTGACGGACACACTTATTGCTCTATTTGTACTGCGTATTCCTCCGGGAACGACGAAGACAGCGACAGAGTAGGTTACAGTAAATCAAGCGTTAAACATAACAAGAGCACAGTACCGATGGAAATTACAGGCACTATTAAATCAATTCCTGAGCGTAATATTACACGCTCAACGTGTGATAAGTATGGAGTAACTCAAGAGAATGGACGACACTTTTACCCTTACACTAACGGAGCAGGAGACACAGTTGCTGCTAAAGTTAGAACCGTTGCAGATAAGGCTTTCACTATCAAGGGGTCATTTAATGAAGCTGTCCTCTTCGGGCAGAGCTTATTTAACTCTGGTGGTAAAGCCGTCACCATCTGTGAAGGAGAACTAGACGCTCTAGCAGCTTTCCAGATGCAAGGTAGTCTCTACCCTTCAGTGAGTGTTCGTAACGGAGCACAGGCTGCTTTAAAGGACTGCAAGGCATCATTTGAATGGATCAACAGCTTTGACAGTATTGTTATCTGCTTTGACAGTGACGAACCGGGTAAGAAGGCTTCTAAAGAAGTGGCTGAACTATTCTCAGGCAAGGCTAAGGTAATGAAGCACTTGTCAGGCTTTAAAGATGCCTGCGATTACCTTTCACAGGGCAAGGAGAAGGAGTTTACTAACGCTTGGTGGAGAGCTGAAGAGTTTAAGCCTGAAGGTATTGTCACTGTAAGTGATATTAAAGAGCGTATGTTGACTCCTGCTGTGGCTGGTGTACCTTGGTGCTTCGATAGCCTCACTAAGCTCACATATGGTCGCCGTAAAGGTGAACTCTATGGCTTCGGTGCTGGTGTTGGTGTCGGTAAGACTGATGTATTTACACAACAGATTGCCTATGACATTGAAGTCCTGAACGAGCGTGTTGGTGTAATCTACTTGGAACAGAATGTAGTAGAAACTGCTCAACGAGTAGCTGGAAAGATTGATCGTAAGTTGTACCACATCCCTGATGCAGGATGGACACGAGCAGAGTATGAAGAGAGTGTAGAACGTATTGATGCACGTAAACAGTTATACATGATGGAGCACTTCGGTGCTATGGACTGGACGACTGTAAAGGGCATCATTAAGTACTTTGCTAAGGTTTATGACATCAAGATGATCTATTTAGACCACCTTACAGCCTTAGCAGCTAACGAACAGGATGAACGGAGAGCACTTGATGGAATCATGGCAGATATGGCTAGTCTCGCTCAGTCTGATGGCCTCATCATTCACTTTGTCAGTCACCTTACTACTCCAGAAGGTAAAGCTCATGAAGAGGGAGGAAGGGTTCTTGAGAAGCATTTTACTGGTTCACGGGCTATTGCACGCTGGTCTCATTATATGTTTGGTCTGGAACGAGATAAACAAGCCTCTGACCCTGTGGTTCGTCAAACAACTACCTTCAGGGTCTTGAAAGATCGTTATGCAGGCAGTGCAACAGGTGAGAAGTTTGGACTGCACTATAATAAAGTGACTGGATACTTAAATGAATGCGAATTAGATGTGCTGGAGGTGTTATAATATGTATCTAACTAAAGAGAATCTGTATGAAAAGAGTAGTATTAGACATCGAGACAACACTAGATCATAAAACAATCTGGTTAGCGGTTACTAAAGATATTGACACACAGGAAATTAAGACATGGAACACACTCGACGGACTCTCGGACTATCTAAAGGACAGTACTCAGATTATCATGCACAACGGGACGAGCTTCGACGCGCCAGTCCTAGCGAATTGCTGGAAGGTGAGAATCAAGAAGAAGCAGGTATTCGATACGCTGATAGTAAGCAGGCTATTAGAGCCAAGCAGAGAGCAAGGTCACTCGCTAGAGAATTGGGGAGAGAGCTTAGGTATCGCCAAGATTAACTACAAAGCCGTATGGCAGTGGTTAAATGATCGACGTGAAGAATATAAAGGAGAATGTTATGACAATCCTCACATTGGATTACTTGAAGATTACTGTATCAGGGATGTTGAAGTCACTGAGAGACTCTTTCATGCGCTTGAACTGGCGCTGAAGGAAAAGAAGTTCTCCGATGATAGTGTATTACTTGAGCATGACGTAGCAGCTATCATTGGTCAACAGGTACGCAATGGATTTAAACTGGATTTACCTTATGCAACTAGCTTACTTACTACAATCAAAGGAAAACTGGACAGCTTACAGGAGCAAATGCAAGAAAGATGGCCTCCCTACACTGTGCAGAGAATCTCAGAGAAAACTGGAAAGCCCCTCAAAGAAGGCGTGGTTACTTTCAACCCCGGCAGTAGGCAGCAAATTGGAGAAAAGCTAAAGGAACTTGGCTGGAAGCCCGATAAGTTTACCCCTACTGGTCATCCTATTGTGGACGAAGGTGTACTTGAGAAAAGCACTATTCCTGAAGCTAAACTAATTGCTGAGTATTTGATGCTACAGAAACGTATTGCACAAATCACAAGCTGGTTAGAAGCTGTGGAGGAGGATGGAAGGGTACACGGTAAGGTAATCACTAACGGAGCAGTCACAGGAAGAATGACACATTCGACACCTAACATGGCTCAGATACCTAACTCAGGTAGTATCTTTGGCCCAGAGTGTAGAGAATGTTGGACAGTTGAAGATGGCAATGTATTGGTTGGTTGTGATGCTAGTGGTCTTGAGTTACGGATGCTTGCTCATTATATGAAGGATGCTGAATATGTCAAAACAGTTACTGAAGGAAGTTCCAAAGATGGCACAGATGTCCACACCGTCAATCAACGAGCAGCTGGCCTTGCTACGAGAGACCAAGCTAAAACTTTTGTGTACGCTTTCCTCTACGGGGCCGGAGATTCAAAGATCGGTTCAATTATTGAGGGAAGTGCAGCAGCGGGTAAGAAACTTAAGCGATCATTTCTCGATCAGATACCGACTTTACGAAAACTTATTGAAGCAGTCTCAAAATATGCGGCAAAAGGATTTGTTCCCGGCTTAGATGGCAGGATGATTTGGGTTAGATCGGAGCACGCTGCTCTTAATAGCTTGTTACAAGGTGCTGGTGCTATTGTTATGAAGAAAGCACTGGTATTGTTTAATGAACAGATTATTAAGAATAAGTGGCCTGTGAAGATGGTAGTTAATGTTCATGACGAAATGCAGTGGGAAACTACTGAGAAGTATGCTACAATAACAGGTGAAGCAGGTAAACAAGCAATCATTGATGCAGGTTTGTTTTATAATCTTCGCTGTCCTCTAGATGGTGAATACAAGACAGGGAAATCATGGCGACAGACTCATTAAAAGATGACGACTATAAACATATCCACATTAAGTTCAATGGTGAATCATTCATCTTAGCAACTTCAGAAGATATGGATAATGAAAAGATGTTCATTGTATTAGCAAGTGTTGTAAAGTATTTATCAGAAACATTTGAATTATCTGGTAAAACTGAAGATACTGTGGTACACTAAGAGACACTTCGGATAGACGAAGAATTTAAAAACTTAATAGGAACTTTAAAATGGCTACAACTAACGACTCTTCAATCAAACCAATCAAAATCGCAGGAGAACTCTTCTACGCTAA